CTCTGACCCGTTTAATCTTATTACCATTAACGAGAGATTAATTGAAGAGCAGGGCGTTACAACGACAGCCATGGGCAAGATTCCTTCCGGGGTTAGGGCTAACGCCGCTATCGAAACCTTAAAAGCATCCGAGTTTAGCAATTTAACCATGAACACCAAAATGCTAAAGAAAACGGTGGAGAAGATTGCCTGTAAGATCCTTTACTTGGCTGATACCTACATCATGAACAGCCGGGAAGTCTCCTACCAAAGCGGGGGCGAAACCAATTATTTTGACGTTATTGGCAAGCAGGGAGCCGACATCCGGACCAATAAACTAGGCGAACAATTACCCAAAAACACCATTGTGATTGATAGCGCGGATAGGGTAAGGATTGAGGTAGAGACGGGCATGGGCTACACGGTTGAGGGTAAGCGGGCGAATATGCTTGATCTCTCCAACTTCTTTATGGATATGGCCAAGAACGGCCTAGTCAATCCCGAAGCCATGCGCTTGGTGGTAGAGAAGTTATTAGACACTTACCAGTTCGGAGCCACGTCAGAGTTCTTAGAGGAGTACGATAAGTTTAAGACCGGTATGGGCCAGCAGGTAGACCAGCAAACGCTGGATAAGATTAAGCTCTCGGTAGCCGAGGTCATTCGTGACTTACAAGGCGGTGTTAGTCCGGGGGCACCCCAAACACCCACCACCCTACAGCCACAGCCGGCAGCTCCAAACCAGGCTACCCAAGGCCAGCCGGGTATGGCTGGAGCCGAGCAAGCCCAAGTTAATAATCTACCGCCGCAGGGAGTTTAATTATGCCATTATCTGAATCGGGCAATAAAGTCCTATCAGCGATGGAGAAGGAATACGGAGTTAAAAAGGGCAAGGCTGTTTTCTATGCCTCCATTAACAAGAAGAAACCGGGATCTAGTAAATGGGAAAAGAACTATTCTAAAAAAACAATTAGCATGGCAAGGAATATGTTATGAAGAACTTGGCGATGTTGTCTTATCAATTTCTATTTGATCCAACGGAAACTTGGCAGCACATGAGCCAGTTTGAACAATCCTTCAATGCTTATTTATCAGAAATGGGCCTACAAGGGCAACTGATTAAGCCATTAGGATTCGGAAACGCGCAACGCATTATTTACATCGAACCTATTAAAGATATTGCCCCACCCAAGCCCCCCAAACCATCAACTAAACCGGCTGGGGTGCAGATCAGGGAACTAGGCAAACAGATTAAGTAAAGGAGTGCAATTTTCTTTTAGGATTAAACCCATAATCATGGAGATAGTGTAATATGAAACTTAATGCAATTCAAGATAACAACCAAGTCTTCAGCTTCCTGGCGGTACAGGGAACGGCAGGCACAGCGGATACCGTCGGCACAGCCGAGACAGTTCCAGTTGGGGCTGATCCAGTCACGGGAGCCATGTATGTCTATAACTTAGCTCCGGCCGGGTCTTTATCGGTTGGAAGCATTACCGTAAGCGCGATTGATACCGTCGGAACTTTAACCTCTGGTACAGTCACCAAACTAGAAGGCGGGACATTGGGTGTAGTTTCAAGCGTTGGTTCGGCAGTTGGAGTTGGGACTATTACCAATTTGGGTTCAGTTACCAATTTAGGTTCGGTAACTAATATTGGTATGCTACATGGCGGAACTGTCGTAGCAACTATGGGTGATTTATCTGGGGGAACGATTGACCTTATAACTGCTGGAACTATAAGCACAATAGGCACAATAGCCAACATGGGTTCTGTAACTAACATTGGAATGTTACATGGTGGAACGGTAGTAACGACTATGGGTGACCTTAGTGGTGGCACGATAGATATGCTGACCGCCGGGACGATAACCAAAGTAGAGGGTGGCAGTATCGCGGTGACAGCCGGAACGACCGTAATAACTTCCGGTTCCGTTGCTATGACTGCCGGAACGATAGGGGCTTTTACCGCCAACATTCCCGGCGGAACTATTGGTTTAGTGTCCTCTTTGGCGGCTGGCTCTATTGCAGTTACAGCCGGTACTGGGGTTATAACATCGGGTTCTATTGCGGTTGTTGCTGGTACCAGCGTGATTACGTCAGGTTCAATTGCGGTCGTAGCGGGTACGGAAGTGATAACCAGTGGGTCAATCTCAGTTATTGCCGGAACAGTGGGTACGGTAAGTAACGTGGGAACAATAAATACGATTATTCCAGGTACAGCGGTGGACAACCTGGGTAAGCGATATGCTCAAGCCGCAGGCTCAACTGACGTGGGGATTGCGGTACTAGGGAAGATATTAACCGCCGATTCACACGATTCAAACAATAATGATGGTAACTACGGCAGACTATCTTTAACTGACTTTAGGGAATTAAGAACCCGTGACCAAAGGTCACTTGATTTGTCTAAGTGTAATGTGGCCGCCGAACATACTGCTATAAGTAACGATACTACGGGGATTGCCGTATCTGCCAATCATACTTTTGGAACGGCAGCCATTCTTTTTGACAAGGTTGATGGGGCGGATAATACTGTTTATGGGGGAGTTTCTAACAACGCAGTAGGAACTATAAATGCTGGTGAACTATTTGAGTCGGGCGGTTTCGTAGGCATGAGCATTTACCTACCATCTTTATCTAATGTAGTAAACGCTTTCTTAAGAATTGGAACTGACTCGACCAACTATAACTGCTGGACATGGCCGGTAGCCTCATTAACAGCCCAAACCTGGTTAAACTTAAGAACTCCGGCTTCGGCCCCTGATTATGCTAGAAATACCGGAGCGGGTTGGAACCCTGCAGCAATTTCTTATGTAGCCTTTGGGGTAGAAATGGCTGCCTCTGGTAACACTTTAGCGGGGGTTATTGTTGACCACGTGCATATTGTTGGAGGCAGAGTAACTGCCGCTGACCAAAGCACTTCTATAAGTACGACTATTAACAGTCCTAATGTAAACATTTTAAAGGTAGCCAATAGTGTAACTGAGACTGGTAACGGGGCGGTGGGTGCGGGTGCATTAAGGGTAACTATCGGGAATGACTCTACCGGCAGGGTAGCGACAGTGGGAACCATAACGAATTTAGCATCTGGGTCTATTGCTGTTACCGCGGGAACTGAAGTTGTAACGAGCGGTTCAATAGCCGTGACTGCCGGCACTATGATAATGACTAATGGTACGGTAGGAGCCGGAACTGTAGCTGTTTCGGCAGGCACGATGATAATGACTGCCGGGACTGTCGCAGCCGGAACGGTAGCTGTATCGGCTGGAACCATGATTATGACTGCCGGAACCGTAGCGGCTGGCACAGTGGCGGTCAGTGCTGGAACAGTTACCCACGGTACGATTGACGCAGGTACAGTAAGAATAGACGGACGACCAAATCGGAATATCTTAACTTACGGGACAACCTTTGGAGGTACAGCGGCAGGCTACGGAACAATTCAAGGATCAGCCGGTGTTGGAGCGGGAACTTATATTTGGGTAAATGATATTTCAGCCGTTAATCCAGCCGGAGCAATCACTTGTCTGGTGGGTTTAGGCACAGCTTTAGGTGGCACCTCAGTACTTATGAAGGCTCAATTAGGGACTACCACAGCCGTTGGTATTCAAAAATCATTCCCCCAACCAGTTAATGCTGGAATGACTAATCAAGATTTGGTTTGTTATATCAGCGGAGTAGGTACGGTAGACTTTAATGTTAGCTACTTTATTAGTGCTTAATATTTATGGCGACCAGAAACCAAATTGATAGAGTTATTAGCCGTTATAAAGATGATATTGACACTGCCCAAGCGACATGGATTGCTTCACACCCTAAGTATAAACAATATTTAAGGGGGGATTTTAATACTTCTGTGGAAGTTCACGAATATGTGAGGCCGGATGCGTCAGTTGGGTATGTAATCTTGGTGTTTGCCGTTGAAGGTGCCGAGACATATATTAAAACCTTTGTCTTTGGGTCTGAACCAATTAACCAAATAACCGAATGGACATTATTAGTTAATACAACCAGCTAATATGGCAACAAATACTAAATCACTTGACCTTGAAAGCGGCAGTACCCAATATGCCCAAATTGCCGACGCGGCTCAAACCGGATTAGACATTACGACTGCCGTAACCATGGAGTGTTGGGTAAAGGTTGAGTCATTTCCCGGTACGTGGTCGGCAGTTTTAATGAAGGGTAATTGTACTGACTTCAGGAGTAACTACCGGATTGCTTTAAACTCTAACGGCTCAATTCTCATGCAGTACTATGGAGCGAATCCTGGCTATCATAACTTTACTACTACCGCTACTGGCCTTATTGGTACGGGTACTTATTACCATATTGCCGGTGTATATACTTTTGCAACGGCTGCATCCGCACATATTTACGTTGACGGGGTGGAAAAGGCGGGCACGTGGACTTATGGTAATGGAACGGCTAACGCTGTTACCAACGCTGACCCATTTATCATCGGGGCATCGGCTGGTGATTTATTTGATGGTTTAGTGGATGAAGTCCGTATATGGAACTTGATTAGAACTGGCACGGAAATCGCTAACAATAAGGGTGACCAAATTGACCCAACTACATCTGGTTTAGTTGCCTACTACAGACTTAATGATAGTGGTTTAGATGAAACTACAAATAATAATGATTTAACGCTTTACAATACCCCAGTTTATTCAACTACGGTACCATTTTCCGGTACTTACCCATCGGCAACAACCAGCAGATTACAACACTTATCACTTTTAGGAGTAGGTTAATTATTAAGCAACCGGCCATACGGTACGGGGCAAAGGAGACTTATGGGATTCATAGATGAACCCGATGACAAGAAAGAGGCTGAAGAAGCCCCGGAAAAGATTAAGTTGGGTGATGTGGAATTTGATCCGTCAGAATTAGAGGAGATGGTAGGCAAGTATAAAGAACTGGATGAGAAAGCCAAACCAATGGGCGGGATGGATAAGGTCATTTCGTATGCTGGAGATCAGGCTAGACAACTGGGCGAGGTTAAGGCTGAATTACAAGCCGAACGGGAACGTAAGGCCCAAGAAGAACATAAAGCGTCGCCAACGGGTGAACCGTCACCGGAAGATGTAATCCGGGCCGCCGAGGAACAGGGTTTTATCACCAAGTCCAATCTCAATACCTATCTGGCCCAATATCGTTCTGCCGAGAAGTTGGTGGATGAGGTTAAAGCCTTTGAAGAACAGGGTAACCCCTACGATGCCAAAGAATTACCTAAATTCACGGCAACCGAGATGCTGGATTACATGACCCAAACCGGGATTAAGAACCCCAAGGCGGCATATAACGTCAAGTACGAAGCCGAGATTGACGCTTGGAAGCAAAAACAGCTTAACTCCGGCCGGCCTAAAGGGATGACGACCGAAGAGACGGCACCCGGACACAAAGAGCCAACCCCCATGAAGATTACTAGGGAAAATCTATCCCAATCTATTTCCGCCGCTTTAAATCGGGAGATTTAATTGTCCGGTTAGTTATACTAGATGTATATAAATTAGTGTAACAAAATGGAAATGGAGGTGAAAAATATATGGCTGTTACAATTTCCGATGTTTCTGCTTCACTACAAAAAGTCATTCTACCCTACATCCGAGATAATTTTCCGAAACAAACTATCCTTTTGGATAAGGTCAAACGCAATAGCGGTACCACGTTCCTAAATGATAACTTCTTCTTCCCAATTCGGACTTCCCGGCACGGGGGTGTTGTTTCGCTGGCCAATGATGGTTCCAAACTATCAACCGGCAAAGCATCAATGACCCAAGGCACAGTGGCGGTTAAAATTCTTACTGGCACGTTCGATATCAGCAAGCTGACTATTGATGCGACCAAATCGTCTAAAGGCGCAGTTGAATCTCAACTGACCTGGCAGGCCGAGAGTTTAGCGACCGACTTTGGCCGTAACGTGAACAGACAATTGTTTGGTGATGGTTCAGGTGTAATTTCACAAGTATCGGCTTCGGCTGACGCAACAGCGGTGGCGGTTAAATACCCCAACGCATCCGTTGATGATGGTCGAGCCCTAGATAGATATGGAGCTATTAACGGTGACATTTCCGCGGTTGAATATATTACTGCCGGTCAACTACTTTTAGTAGGTACCGCAGGCGCGGCTCTTGGTACTGTTTCCTCTGTCTCTGATGGGGGTACTGTCGGTACGGTAGTCTTTACCGGTTCCTTAGCTCACGCATCCAACGACGCAATCTTTACGTCCGATGGTGATGGAGCAGGTGCTGGTACGGCTGAAATGCAAGGATTAGGCAAAGCATTACATTCTGGCACGGCATCATACGCTGGTATTGCTCGGGCTACCTTCGGGTGGACCCCGCAAGTCGGTACCGCTTCAGAAGCACTCTCTTTGAGCGCGATTGAAGATGTGTACCTGGCTGCAAAGAAATACAGTATGATGAACGACCGGTACGCAATCTTTGTTAATAGATCGCTTTATAAAAAGTATGGCGACATCCTAACTGCGCTACGCCGAACCGTCAACGAAACTGATTTACTCGGTGGGTGGACTGGATTAGAGTTCGCCGCTGGTGGAGGTCGAGTTGGAGTATTCTTGGATTATCAAGTTCCCGATGGAGAAGTCCTGGTGGTTAACTTGGATAGTCTTACTTTGGCTCAAGTTGATGACATGGGGTGGTTAGAAGACCCATCAGGTGCAGGTATTCTGCGCCGGGTTGACTACATTACTTACCAGGCTACTATGGTCTGGTTTGCAAACCTTGTCTGTCTCGCTCCTGCCGCCAATGGTCACTTATTCCAGAAGACCGACTAAGACGTTTTGGTTGCCGTTCGTCTTAGCTTCCCTAACTAAACGGCAACACTAGGGCGGGTATCAGACAGATAACTATCGGGCAGTTAGTTATCGCAGGTGCAACTCCTGCCCCGACCCACATGAATAAGATAAAAGTTAGCAATCGTGATTATCAGAATTTCTACGCCCTAACTCCGGAGCCTTACTTTAGCCCGGAACATAATAAGGCGGTGATTGAACGTTCCATTAAAAAGTATGAGGCCAAGCGTAAAGCGGTCATGGATACCTTTAGGGAGAATATCGGTGAACGCGCGGATATGGTGGCTACTTACTTAAAGTCTGGTGCCGTGGATAGCAGTAAGCCAATTGATAAGTATCTCGGCAAAACAATTATGACCCGTTTGCACGGGGAAGAGATAATTGATAGACTGAAGATGCTATCAAAGCCTAGTTATTCGATTAGCGATATTGCCCGAATTGCTAGGGAGAGGCCGACGGCTAGAGTTCATGCCACGAAGGAATAACCACGGCAGAAAACAACACCACGACACCCGTTTAACTTTTAAAGAGATGTGCCGGTTAGCCGGGATCACGCCAAGACAACGCCTAATATTAATTAATCAAATGCGTAAGGCATCATAGAGAGTTGGTGAGCGTAAAATATGGGATTATATGGATATAAGAATAGGGAACCGGCATTTCAGGCTGCGGGTTATAAAATTACCCCAGATGAAATTGACCGTTACGAGCAATATTGGATTCTATTCCCAAGCCAAGCTGGTACTTTAGCGACGGCCGCCGCCGGTACCTCAACCCAAGCTAAAACCGCCGTTGTAGTAAATGCAATTTGTGACTACCCCCGTAACCTAGAGTTTGGGGTGGCTGGTTCATCCGATATGGGTGGTACGTGGGTGTTAAACGGTAAAGACCAATTTGGGGAAAGTGTTAGCGAAACTGTTGCTATAGGGACTGCCGCTAATGGTGGTACGACCGTAGGAACGATGATATTTGCTCAAGTGACATCCGGTACCTATACCTTCACTAGTGGAGCTATTGGTTCGGGTACGCCTAAAGTGAAATACTCGGCCGCTGAAGGAACGACTAAATTTGGTTTACCCTTCAGGACTGGTGGAACAGCCGATGTTAAGAACTTTGTTTATAAGCCAGCTTTTGTAACTACCGTAATTAATGGTGGAACTTTAGGGGCTTATGTGGGTACCGGAGGCTTTAGCGGGTTTAACAACTACGTTAAAGGTACCGCCGCGATTGGTACGGCTGATGTGTATTATGTTTTAGCCAGACCGACTTACAATGCAGATGGAGACACTCGTCCTTCGTCTAATTTGAGTCAGATATAGCAAGTGATGTATTATCATTTGGTTGGTGGGATCGTCAGGCTTTCCGAAGCGACCCCACCAAGGAAAGCAACTAAATGAAAGCAATTTATTTTCCTGATGCCCCAGAGCAGTTTGGCTATCTACCCTCCGTTCCCTTTATCTTAAAAGAGATTTACATTGATAAGTGGTACGAGCGGTTTTTAATCGCCCGGAAGGATCTGACCATCTTCGATGTCGGAGCCTATACCGGGATCACGGCTAACTACTTGTCCGACTTTGCCCGAGTAATTCACGCGGTCGAACCAAACAAAGAGAATTACGAATGTTTGGTAGAGACGGTTAAGTACAACAAGTTGGATAAGGTAAAGACATACAAAGCAGCCATTACCGCTAAGGATGGTCCGGTTAAGCTATTTAATGGCGGCCAGAACTCGGCCAATAACATCTTGGGTGGCGCGGCCGGGTTTGAGGAGGTCGAAGGCTGGTCCCTGGATACGTTATTTAAAAAGACAGGCGAAACCCACGTTGATCTTTTAAAGATTGATATTGAGGGGGCCGAGTTTGAAGTGATTGGCGGTAAAGCCTTTAAAGACAACGCCGGCAAAATTGACTTGATTATGGGTGAGACGCATACCTGGGCCAACCGGAATCCTAATCAAGTTTATTGGGCCTTAAGGGATAACGGCTTTGAGGTTGAATTACCCAAGTCCGATGCCCAGGTCTATGTAGCTAGGAGAATTATATGAAGGTAGCGTTCTTTACGATTGCCGGTGATCCGGTAAATTTAGAGTATACCAAGATGATGGAAGCGTCTCTAAAACGGTTTTACCCTGATATTCCCCTGATTTTATTCGGGGATAAGGAAATTAAAGAGACTAATGACGGCCAAATCTTCTACCGGGCTACCCCAGTGTTTGCCCGTATCTTATTAGACAAATACGACCTAGTGATTAAGATTGATGCCGATTCGGTTATAACCGGAAATCTGGACCATATCTTAAATGATGAAACCTACGACATGGGGAACGTTTTAAACTATAACCGAATAGATCAAGCGTTATACCCATTTCCCCTGACTTGCTTGGATATACCGATTGAGCGTTATATGAATTGCGGTTTTGTTGCCCTTCGGTCTAAAAAGCTGGTGGAACACTGGCTAAAACTATGTTATTCGGAACACTTTAACCATTACCGCTTTCGCGAACAAGACCTAATGAACATTCTTTACTATTATGGCAATTACAACGTCAAATGTTTTGATGACGGTAATAACTGGCATGGCATTATTTCAAAAGGTGAATGGTTAAAATTAAAAATGGAGAGTCAGAACATTGTTCTACCGCCAGTCCCCGGCTATACCCAGGAACCAAAGACCATAAAGGTGATTCACATGGCAGGCGGTCAGGTGCCCGACAAGATGAATTTTAATAAGCTATTTACCGGAGATGTACTAACTAGGTTATTGGAGCTAACTGACTATGAGCAAGAAGAAACTAGGAAATAAGAAGCCGGAACGAAAACTGCGTATTATTTGGAACGCAAATGCAGTATGGACTAAATCTGGTTATGGAAACCAGTCGAGAGATTTGCTTTACCGGTTCTTAGATGAGGGTTGGGCCGTGGCTCAAAACGCTTACTTTGGCTTAGAGGGTGGGATTGTTGAGCTTAATGGCCTTAGAATCTATCCCAAATTGGCGATGCCGTGGGGTGAAGATGGTTGTATGGCTTCGGGCCAAGATTGGAAGGCCGATATTACCGTTTGTTTCCAAGATAGTTGGGTGATGGATGAGGGAGCTTTGGGTAAAATTAACCGTTACACCCCCTACGTGCCGATAGATCATGATCCCGTTCCGCCGGGAGTGCTATCTAAGATGCGCTTTGCCTACCGAATTATCACTTACTCTAAATTCGGTCAGCAAGCCTTGTGGGATAAGGGATTTAATAGCACCTACATACCCCACGGCGTAGATACGACCGTTTTCAGGCCATTAGACACGGCTGCCATGAGGCAAAAGTTCGGTGTAGCCCCCGATAAGTACATTATTGGCATGATTGCCGACAATAAAGACAATCCCCCACGTAAGCAATTCCAAAGAATCATGGATGCCTTTGCCGAATTTAAAAAGAAACATAACGAAGCGGCTATGTATTTTCACGCGATAGAAAATCAAGCCGGGGGCTTCCCGATTCTGCAATACGCCAACAACCTAGGAATCCAGAACGACATCTTCTTAACTCCACCCTATCAGTTAGCCATTAAAACCCCGCCGAGTATGGTGGCCGAGGTGATGAATATGTTTGATGCACTTGTATGTACATCAGCGGGAGAGGGTTTTGGGATGCCAATTACGGAGATACAAGCCTGTGGCCGGCCGGCTATCGTCACGGATTGGACCGCCATGCCCGAATTAATTGTGGACGGCTTAACGGGATATAAGGTGCCGGTAGGTTATAAACGTTTCTCACCATTATTGAGTTTTGTGGCCGATCCGGAGCCTAAAGATATTTACGAGGCGATGGAGAAGACCTACTTAATGGATAAAGAGAAGACCCGGAAAGCCTGTACCGCTAATATATTAGCCAATTACGATATACTTAAACTGGTTAAAAATAGCTGGAACCCGTTTTTCGAGCAGGTTCAGGCGGATATTTATAAGGAGTAATTATGCAACCAGTTTCAGGTGGACAATGGGCATCAGTAGCGGGGACAGCCGCGGGCACGACCGTTTTATTTTCTAGACCATGCGTTTTGGAACGCGTTATTATGGGTACTACCACAGATGGGACCGTTCAATTCTTAGATATAAGTGCGGCGGGAACTGCTAATCCGGTTTACACTTTAGCCGGGACTTCGGCTCCCTTCAAATCGGTAGAATTTGGTATCCAATTTCGGAACGGCATAACCTACGTCTCGACCGGTACCACCGATATGTTAGCCGTTGTAAGTTAAATGGATGTCAAAAACATTGTTCCTTCTATTAGCGGGTTTGTAGGGCGCGGTGATGCTACCCGTTCTTATCGCTATTCTCCCCATCTGCTTTATTCTCCTCATCTTCATTATCCTATGGGGGTAGCTTACGGGCTATTCCCAATCGTTCAGGATAGCCAAAAGATTGTTTTATCTGGCGATGGCCAGATTGTCTTCACAACCGTTGACGGCGTACATATTTTGCCGGTGGGTGATAATAGAGATATAAGACCATAGGAGAATTTATGCTTATTCGTGCAAAGAATAACTTAACTGATTTTGCCGTATCTGAAACATTTTTAGCTTTGGCCGGAACCGCTGCCCAAACCATTTTTACCCTGCAAGACGCGACCGGATTCAAGAAGGATTACGCCGTTCAAATTGGTGAAACCGGGAACGAGAAGAGTGAACTTTTAATGATTTCCGGTACACCCGGAAACCAATTAGCCACGGCTTCCGCTGGAGCCAAGTTTGCCCATCCAGCCGATATCGAAGTTTATTGCTATTACTACAACAAGGTTATCTTCTATAAATCCGCCACAGGCACAGCTGGAACATCCAGCGCGATTACCGGGGGCACCTTAGACATTGACGTTAACAACCAATATACGATTTACAACGATACCTCGGCTGTCTCGACTGACGCCTGGCAGACCGCTTATTACAATTCCGTCTTAGACGTAACCTCAAGCAAATCGGATTGGATTACCTTCACCGGCTTCCAAGCCTATTCTTTATCAGGTTTAAGAGAACGGGCTAAGAAGAATACCAACGCCGAAATTCCCAATGATACCTGGAACTCATGGATGCAGGAGTGGCAACAGGAGATGAATAACGGCGCAGTTAAAGTAAACAAAGATTATTCTATGGGGACGATTGATATTGCTATGTCCGGGACAACCCAAGAGGGCACCATTACCGCTGAAGACTTTATGAAACCTCGGCGCGTTTGGATGATTGATACCCAAGGTACCTTTAGAGCTACTTACGTTAAATACAACAACTTTTACCCGGACGAGAACTTTAATAACATGGCACCCCGTTATTATTTCAGAGGTAATAATGTAATTGGACGTTTACCCCATGATGCCGATGTGACGGTGAGGATTGCTTATGATAGTGCCGGAACCCTGATGACTACCGATGCCGATTTACTGCCCCTGCCGATGCGCCCTTACTGGAAGTCATTTATTGATTACGCTTTGTCCCGCGCTTACCGGCATCCTTCAATTAAAGATAGGACTGGAGCCGAGAATATGGAACGCCAGGCTTATCAATTAAGGGATAGGTTTATTCAGGATATTACGCCGAGAGACTTAACCTCACAGGAAATGGTTAAAATCACCGAAAGTGAAGGTTTAGAGAACGCCGAATGGATTTGGTAATATGGCCAACACCGCCAGAGTATTCAATCTAAAAGGGATCAATACCAAGATACAACCGTTCCAACAAGTTGACGGTCAGATAATCCATTGTCAAAACCTTTATACAAATCAGATTGGGGCCAAAACTAAAAGGCCGGGTTACACCACTTTTAACGGTACAGCCGATGGTTCGGCTGTCACTTCTCTATTCCAATATCAGAAGAACGACGGTACTACTAATTATCTTTATCGGGCTTCTGGTTCATCCCTTTATTACTATAACGAAGGGGCCGGGACGGGAGATTGGACGTTATGCGGAAACGGAACTATCGGGGCGGGTGCCCATGTTGGTAACACCACCTTTAATGATGTCATGATTGTTGGTGACGGAGTTGGTTCAACTAGACATACGACCAACGGAACGTCGTTTACGAATACAACCCTAGCCCCAATCGGAGCTTATTTGGCTAATGAGTTTAACCGGGTCTTTATTGGGGGTACAGCTTCAGAATTGTTTTATTCTTCGGCTTTGGACGGGACTAATTGGCAGACAACTGGAACAAGTGATAGTTCTTCTTTAACTATTGGTGGTGGCGGAAAAATAAACGGTGTTTTTACAGCGGTGGATAGGATTATGATTACCAAAACCAATGGTCAAATGAAGAAGTGGGATGATTACAGCTTAACAACGCTGCCCACTACTAAAGGTTATTCATCTCCAGTTTCGGTGGCCGATGTGGACGGCTATCGTATCGGATTAAACCGCTTAGGGTTCTTCGGTTACGGGGGGGACCGACCGGAGATATTATCCAACCCGGTGGAGAAGCATATCTATAACTCTGCCGGTACCGGTATTGATGGGTCTAAATTTTCAACTGCGGCAGCCGGTGTCTATAAATACCAGTATCAGTGTGCGGTTGGTACGGTGACGGATGATTTTACCGGTATCCAAATCCCCGATTGCGTCATGAATTACAACTTCCAGCTAGACGAATGGACCGACTTTAAATATCAAAACTTCCCCACCGCTTATCTTAATTACGTGGATAGAAACGGGAACGAACAAACCATCTTTGGCGACGCTTCAGGCCAAGTTTACAAGCTAGACGCTAGTACCATGAGCGATAACGGTTCCCCGATTGAGTGTTCCATGATTGGCTTTATCCATTTAGGAACACCGGATAATCCTAAAGTTTTTAACAAGATGCATGCTTTTGCGAATCCGGGTTGTGAAGCCACCATTCTATTGGGTGTATCCGAACACTTTGATTTGAATAAGATTAAATGGGTCAATTACGGCTCTTTAACTAACGGAATACATGAAATTAGAACCGGGATTGGCTGGGGACATTATCTATTCTTTAAGATTGTGGAAAGTTCAATTACGGCTCCCTTCACCTTTTATGGTTTTGCTGTTGATTGGGAAGAACAGGGGGATTAATGGACAATTACGGTTCAATTGGCCTAAATAACCGGCTTCAAGCTAACACTAGCCCAATTGCCAACTATTCTCGTATCCCCGGTTATGATTTTGAGAATCAATACGAAATGAAGGGCCGTAAATTGATTGCTTCTAAATTAAATGTATCGAGCATCGTATGGAATAGCCAAACCGGTGAGGCGACTGGAGATTTTACCATAAGTTCAACCTTAATCGTTACCTCTTACCTTGGTAATAATAATCCTAAACAGAACGAACCGATATTAGGCATTCCCTACTTAACCATTTATGAGGGAACTTCTGATTTGGGAACAAATCAAATTTATCCAATTACCAGCACCGCTGTTGGACTAACTAAATACCGTTGTCAGTTTGACCATGACTTAAAACGAAATGATGGAGTGCTTTCTTCTTACGCCGGTTTAGTTACCAATACGGTTGGAACAGCTAGCACCACAATTTATGCGCGGGTTAGATGGATGTATTTAGATTTTGTTAGCCAAGATGGGGGGGCTTTACACGCATGAAACTAAGAATCTTCAAAGACAAGTCTTTTGTTGAGAAAGACCGCGGTGTATCCATTTTCCCAGCTATAACTCCAGATTTAGTACTGGATATGGATGTTTTAAATGATGGGGATAAGCAAAAACTACAGAAGAACCCGAACGATAAGCAATTACACAAGAAATTAAAAGACAAGCAAAAGAATAATTTACCTTAGTGGGTACAATAAAAGTAGGAGAAATTATGGCACAGCCTTTTGAAAAATATCTTGCGGAAACGGGCCAACAAAGCACCTTGGACGAATTAAGACGTAATGGGGGCTACAACAACGCCCTGAATCAATATAACCAACAAGGTTATTACGGTACTGGCCGAGGTTCACCGCAATATTCTCAAAATCAGGCTAATGACGCGCTAAACCAACAAAAGCAACTTACCCAACAAGCAATCTCTACTCTTCAGGGACAACAGCCCAAAATAGCCGAGATTTACCAGGGTAAACAATCTTACCTTCAATCCCAGATTGACCCCACCAAACAAAGGTATGATGCATTAATAAACGACATTAAGAACCAACAACAAACGGCAGTAGAGGGTCAAACGCGCACCACTAATCAAGAATATGCTAAAAGGGGTATCACCAATACCTCCGGGGCGTATCAACAAGGGCTTCAGGACACCTTATTACCCGTTAACCGCCAATACACCGGCTTAGTCCAGCAAACAGGCTTACAGCAAGAGGCCGACATTAAAGCCTTAAATGATGCCATTAAACTACTTGGTGGGGAACAGTCGGGAGCGGAGATTAGCCTAGCTCAAGCCATCGCCAATGCTCAAATGGGCGGTGCCGGACAATATGGCCAAATGGGACAAAATCTTCTAAGTAATGCTATTGCTCAAGCCCAAGCTGAAACCGATAAAGTAACGGCTCAATCCAATCAAAATTACTACAATAATCTAGTTAATGTAGCCCAAGCCAAATTACCGGGTGAATTGACAGCCCAGGATTTAACTAATCAAGCATCAGCATTAGCTTTAAAGAAGGCTTTAACCGCCACTAAAACAGTCAATAAACCCATTACTAGTCTTTGGCCGACCGGGCAAAACACCAACACAAATACTTCTCCAATAACTCAAATTACCGAGAAGGCTGGCCAAATAACCCCACTTTACCAATACTAAGGATCTTATGATTACCCAAGCCCAAATTGATACCTTTACCCAAAATGCTAAAGCGGCTGGATACACCCAGGCACAAATAGACGCGGAAATACAGCGTAAATATGCTGAAGGGATTGCGGCTGGTGGTGTACCTTTAGAGAATATCCAGAAGGATGAAACCTTGCGTGCTATCCAAGCCCAACAAGTAGGCCAGGGATTATACAAGGAACCACAAACCGAAACGGAAAAGAAAGCGGCGGTAGCCAAACAAACAGCCGAACGAACTTTAAGAACTTTGGAAGATATGTATTTTGGCTTAGACGACGGCAGTAAACAAATTCTAGCCACTGCCGAACAAAGCGGGTTAGGAGCTAGGTTGGAAGGTTTAAGTTCAACCGCCAAGGCCAAATTATTTGCCGATTATCCAGATTTAAAGATTTACTTAGATGCGCGTCAAGGTGCTAGACCAACTCTAGCTAGAGCCGCCGGTGACGTAGGCAACTTAAGCAAACCTGAACAAGAAGCGGCGGTTGCCTCAATTCCCACGGGAATGTCAACTCCGGCAGAGGCTATCGGGGGCTTTAATGCCTCACGTAAACGTTTTGGCTTACCAGAGAGAGACATTCAAAAAGAACTTGGGTTTAATATTACCGGTCAAGCCCAACAACTGATGGCTGGACAACCGCAACCAATTACTCCAACCACACAACCAACCCAACCTCCAAATCAACCACCAGCTAACAATCCTACCGACGTTTTAACTTACGCCCAAAAACTACAACAAGCCCAACCCCAAAGTGCTTGGGGGCAATTCCAAAAGGGATTTGCGATGGCACCTTACAGGAATCTTGATAACTCCAACGGCTCAACCGCTCAAAAATTAGCCGGAGGAGCGGAAACATTAATGCCTCTAGCCTTGGGTGTGATTGGCAGAACGGCTTTTGGTAAACCGGGAAGCATTGTCGGTGCCGGGGTAGGCAAACTAGCCGGAGAGATAACTGGACAAGGTATTGAGAATGTGGCCGGAATACAGAAGGAACTACCCCAACAACTACTAACCCAAACCGCCACTAAACCCCTAACTACGGCGGCACAAATAGCCTTAATTGAGGGAGTGATGTCCTTATTAAGACCGGCCAAAACGGCTTTAAATATTCGTTCCGGATTAGCTGGCCGGGCAACCGGTTTGGGATCAGGAGACGTGGTAGCTGAACAGGCCATGAATCAACCGGTGGCTAGTGGTTTAAGCAAAGCATCCCAAGGAGCCAGGTTAGAAGCCATCCAAAATTATGCCGGTAAAGAATTAACCGTACCAGAGATTTTGCAAGCCATTACCAGAGAAGGAAGACAAGCCTTTGGGAAGACCGGAGACTTAAAAACTAAGGCCGCGGCCGAAGTTAATGCCGTTCTTAACCGTGCCCTGAATGAACAATTAAAGCAAGCTGATCTACCCACCTATCTAGCCCATCAATTGTTGGTTAAACCTACCCAATCAGTCTCCCATACCGTAGGCCGTTATTTATGGCCTGCAGTAATCGGAGCGACTGCCGCCGGTGGAGCTTCCTACATGACCTCTAAGATGCTTGGTGGCGGAGGTGGGCAGTAATTCTGTTGGCAATAAAAATACCCAACAGATAAAGCAGAACAAAATCCGGATCATAAATTATTAAAATAATTAACCCGGTCAATCCGATTAAAACAGAGATTATTCTAACGATTAACATAGACGGCTCCTTTCTGCCGATATTATAGGTCCATAAACACTTATGTCAAATTTCCCCGGTACCCTAGATACCTTTAACGTCATCGGTACGACCAACTTTATGGATGAGGCCGGTTACGTGCTGCATGAACACCTAAACTCCCACGGATCGGCCATTGTTCAAATAGAAACTACTCTAGGCACTAACTCTGGTACGTCTATCTTAAAAGACTTTACTGCCGGTGAGTTTGCGGTAGCTAGGAACTCGGCTGGAGCCTTACAAGATACCCTTACCGCCGGAACGCTAAATAACACGATTTTAGGTACTCCTACGGTTACTGGGGGCACGTTTACGTCACCCGTACTAGCGGGAACACCCGTATTGGACGTTAATAGTGCAATTCCCTTTTACGGGGATAATATGTCAAGACAAGCAATTATTAACGGCAATTTCGATATTTGGCAAAGGGGAGCAACAGGAACTCCAGCAGATTTAAGTTCTGTTTTCACAGCCGATAGATGGTTTGATTTTAATTCAAGAGATGGTGGAACTTTACCAACTCTTTCAAGAACAAGACAAAACTTAACACCAGGAACATTGGAAAATGGTTATTATTTAAGTCGCCTAACAACAAGTGGTGCTGGTTCTGTCTTTGGAGAAAATGCTCAAGGAAGATATATCCAAAGAATAGAGTCTGGAACAAGATACTTATGTGGATTAAACAAAAAGGTGACAGTCTCATTTTGGGCTAAAAGCGATATAGTTGGGAAAAGAATAGGATTGGCATTACAACAAAATTACGGAACTGGTGGTTCACCGTCAACGGAAGAACAAATTAAAAATACCGAAGTATTTACGCTTACATCGACTTTAACTAAATATACTTCTACATTTACCACTAATACTTTAACCGGAAAAACTTTTGGCACAAACAATGACGATTATCTTGAGATAAACCTTAACTATTTGTGGGGAACTGGTTATGGCAACACTTATCTTTTAACCGGTGTTACGGCAGAATCATTTGTTGGTGCTGGATACATTGACATCGCTCAAGTCCAACTTTGTGCCGGTGATGTAGCCCTACCTTTCCAACCAAAATTATTTAACGAAGAATTGTTGCTTTGCCAGAGATATTACGAAAACTCTCAAAATTATGGCACTCCCATAAATACCGCCTCTAGTGAAGCCTATGCTTCTGCGATTGCTTGGGATACCAATACCTGTTTGCCGTATATCTACTATAAAGCAACCAAAAGAGGAACTGTGACGACCAATCTCTATGCTTATGATGGAACACTCGGAGCAGTTAAAGACCAATCTGGAGAAAATATAACTGGGGTGAGTAC